TGTTTTGGCTAGCTCAGAACGCAAGTCAAAACTATGGTTTGCGCCGGCCGGCTTTAACCGCGGCGGCCTGAGCGATGGAGCAGCAGGGATCCCCGTTGTGAACATTACAGAGCGCCTGACTTCCAAGAACAGAGACGACCTCTATACCGCGAACATTAACCCGATTGCATCATTCCCCTCAACAGGAATTGTGGTATTCGGACAAAAGACGCTGCAGCAACAGGCTTCGGCTCTCGACAGAATCAATGTTCGACGCCTGGTTATCTATCTTAAGAAGCAAATCTCGATTATTTCGTCACAGATTCTCTTCGAACAGAACGTCCAAGCTACGTGGTCGAGGTTTAAGGGCCTTACAGAGCCGTTCCTCGCAAACGTTATGACTCAGTTTGGTATTACGAACTACAGTCTGATTTTGGATGAAACCACAACAACGGCGGATCTCATCGATCAAAACGTTCTTTACGCCAAGATCATGATTATGCCGGCACGTGCCATCGAATACATTGCGATTGACTTCGTTATTACGAATACGGGCGCATCTTTCGGGGACTAAAACCAACAACCGACTATTTACAGTAGAGTATATTTAACAGGAGAACTCAAACCATGGCATTTTGGTCAAATAACTTCAGCGAGGATACCTCGATAAAAGACCCTAAGAGAAAGTTTAGATTTATAGTAAAATTGAACGCTCTTCAAAAAGATGGAGGCCAACTATGGTATGCAAAGACTGCTAATAAGCCGTCTTTCACAATTGCTGCAGCTGAACATAAGTATCTAAACCATACGTTCTATTATCCAGGCTCAGTTACTTGGAATGATGTTGTTATTACTCTTGTTGATCCGGTCGAGCCAGACTCTACCGCAACCCTTGCAGGAATTGTACAACAGGCCGGCTATAAGCCCCCTACCACCGCAAATGATCTCACCACGATGTCTAAGGCCACCGCAGCAAATGCGCTGGGAGCCGTTACGGTTGAGCAGATTGCCGGCGATGGCACTGTGCTTGAAACATGGACTTTGTGGAACTCCTTTATCACTGATCTTAAGTTTGGTGATTTAGAATATGGCGGCGACGATCTGACCGAACTTTCAGTGACGCTTAAATATGATTGGGCTCAGCTAGAGGTAACGTCGGAAGGCGGCTCAGATCTTAAGACAAGCGAGAAGAAGTTCTTCGCAGTTAATTCATAATATAATATAAGAGGTGTATATTGTCGAGAAATAAAGGACGCGTTGGGTCCAAAAAAGGAGCTTCAAACCCGGCTCCCCAACACGTAATCCAAAATAATGAAAATGGTCCGGCCCTGGCATTTGTCGTACCGACAGAGTTTGTTGACCTTCCGTCTGGTGGGCGATTCTACCAAGAGGGGCACCCCCTTCATGGGCAAGATTGTATCGAACTCAAACAAATGACAGCAAAAGAGGAAGATATTCTAAGCTCCAGAACTCTTCTTAAGAAAGGCATAGCTTTAGACCGAGTTATCGAAAGTATTATCGTAGACAAGTCGATTGACCCGAACTCTTTGCTAATCGGAGACAAAAACGCGATCATCATTGCAACACGCGTCTCGGGCTACGGCGCCGAGTACGCGACAAAGGTGACGTGCCCCAGTTGTAACAACACAGAAAAGTATTCTTTCGATCTGAGAGACGCCAATATCTATGACGGCGAAGACATCGACAAGCTTGGGTTAACCGACCACGAAGACGGGACGTTCACAACCAAACTACCTAAAACACAAGTAGATGTGCGTTTTAGACTCCTTTGCGGCCGCGATGAAAAAGGTCTTATCGATTCTGTTACATCTGCGCGCAAGAGAAAAGGCGCCGAGCGCGCTGTAACGTCCCAGCTGGCCAACATGATTGTGGCGGTTAACGAGGCGCCCGATGCTGAACTCATAAACTATCTTATCAATAACATTCCTTCCATGGACGCTCGCCACTTGCGCTTAGCTTATAAGTTGGCTGCACCGAATGTTGACCTTGCTCAATATTACGAATGCTCAGAGTGTGAATATTCTCAGGAAATGGAGGTTCCGCTAGGGGCGGAGTTTTTTTGGCCTGACAGCTGATTATATAGAGAATGTATATGAACAGTTCTTCTTCATGAAATATACAGGAGGTTGGTCATTCGCGGAAGCATATAACCTTCCAGTTGGTCTTAGAAAGTGGTTTGTCGAACGGCTGGTTCAGCAGATTGAAAAAGAGAATGAAGCAATTGACAAAGCATCTAAAGGTCACGGCAAATCACAGACACTAACGAGCTATAATCAGCCCTCCGTTCCGCAATCTTATTCTAAGAAATTTTGACAACCTTGTCTTTTTTGTTATAAAGCTATTTACTTGAGAAAGAGGGATTTTTTGTGGCCGATAAAACACAAGCAGAGTTAGATGCTGAATTAGCAACAAAACAGAGGATACTCGATTTAGAGAAGCAGATCAACAAAGAGCGAGGAAAAGGCGGTGATGCCGCGCGCACAACTGGCGAAGTGGTGGCCGGCAATCTTGAGAAGCTTAAAAGCCAAGCAGCACTCTATGATAAAATGGGCGATTCTTACGATGCTCGTGTAATCCAACAACAGCAGGCTATTGCAATTGCCCAAGAAGAGCTTAAAATTGCTAATGATAAAATCGCCAAAGGCGAGATCCAAGGCGAAGCCGCATTAGAACTTAAGCGAACACACGAAGAAAATCTTAAGATTGCCAAAAACCAACTTAAAGTCCTGCAGAACACAACAGAGGCCATTAAAGAAGCCCGGAAAGCAGCCAAAGGATTGGGAGGTGCTCTCGGAGGCGCCATATCTCAATACGGACAGCATCAGTTCTTTAATACTGAGAATTTGATGAATCTTGGAAAAGCTTTTAGAGGCGGCGAAAAATCGATTGTGCCGTTTATAAAATCCATGGGTACTGCCGTAATTGGCGGATTCATCAATAGTCTGATTTCGCTAATGTTCCAAGTTAATGATGCCGAATCAGCATTTAAGCGCACAGCCGGCGCCAGTGATGAAATGGCGCGCCAAATGACCAAAAATTGGGAAGAAACTCGTATCTATGGTGTCGAGCTTAAAGAGATGACCGCAACCATGACCGAGTTAAAGAGCACATACACAGACTTCACGATGCTAAACGCCGACGCGCAAAAAGAGGTCTCCAAGACCGGCGCCCTGCTAGGCGAGGTAGGCTACAAGGCTACAGACTTTGCGAAGGGCATGCAAATTGCCACAAAAGCGTTTGGCCAGACGGCAGATAGTGCTGCCGCGGCCCAGCGCGATCTTGCGGATTTTGCGAATGTGATTGGCGTCGTCCCGGAACAAATGGGAGCAGACTTCGCAGCAATGGGAGGCTCCCTCGCAAAGATGGGAGATCAAGGAATTAGAGCGTTTAAGGATCTGGCAATCGTTTCCAAGACGACGGGCTTGGAAATGAAGAAGCTTCTGGCAATTACAGATAAGTTTGATACCTTTGAAGGTGCTGCCACACAAGCAGGTAAACTTAACGCAGCATTGGGCGGCAACTTCGTCAATGCGATGGATCTGATGACAGCAACTGATCCTGCAGAGCGCTTCGGCATGATTCGAGACTCAATTCTAGACACAGGCCTGACATTCGATAACATGTCCTACTATCAGAGAAAATTCTACACAGATGCTCTTGGCTTGGACGATGTTAGTGATTTGGCAGCAGTCCTTTCTAATGATATGAGCAACCTAGCCGGCGCCACGCGGAAATCTTCCGCCGACTATGCAAAACTTGCCCAACGTACGAAAGATATTCAAAGCATCACAGAGAAGTTTAAAAATCTCATGGCAGACATGATCCCCACTATGACAGAAGTAATTGATAATGTCGATAAATGGTACCATTCTTTATCTAAAGAAGATATTAAGGCAATGAAAAAGAGCTTTAAGCAGTTTGCATATGCCCTCGTAGAGATTGGAAAAGCCTTAATATTCGTTATAAAATATTGGTACATTTTTGGTCCGCTTCTTGCGTTATTAAAGTTCGGCCCAGCTATCGGCGGCGCCCTTAAATTTACTAAAGGGCTTTTCGGCATGGGAAAAGCTGCCGAAGAAGTCGGCGAAACTGTTGCCGACAAGCTTGGCGAGGGTATAAGCTCAGTTGTTGAGAAAACCACAGACAGCATGGCAGATGGCATTGAAAATGTGGGCCAGAAAGCCGAGAAATCCAAGGGCGGCATCCTAGCCCTAGGCGGCGCTGTATTAATGATCGGCGCCGGTATTGCCATTGCCGCATTAGGAGTGGCCGAGTTGGTTAAGTCCTTCTCCGGCTTAGGTGACGCCGCCCCATGGGCTGCCCTTGGCCTAGGCCTTTTTATGTTAGGAATGGTCGCGATGGTGGCCTTGTTGTTGTATTTTGCGCCGGCCATTATCGGCGCCACGGGAGTGTTATTGGCCTTTGGCGGGGCAGTCCTTCTTGTTGGTTTGGGTGTAGGAATAGCCGCAGTGGGAATCGGCATGATGGCTGAAGGGTTTGCTGTTATGTTCACTGCGATAGAGGTGGACAAATTGTTAGCATTCGCTGCCTTCATAGCAACAATAGGGATGATGGCGCCACTCCTTGCTGTGGCAGCCGTAGCAATGACGGTTCTTACTGTTTCATTTGCCGCTCTCGGATTAGCGATGGCGATGTTCCCAACTAGCGATCTCATAGAGTTTACCGAGTTCTTCAATTCAATCGGAGCGCTTGAGGCCATGCACTTGATTGCGATAGCAGATGGAATTCACAAGATCAACACAGAACTTGAAAAAATGCCAGAGAAGAAGGCAATGGCATTGCAGGCCACAATGGAAATGGCAGCAACACAGCAGGTTGCCGGCGCAATCGCCGGTACCGCCGGCGCAGTAGCGGATGCGATAACTGGAGTATTCGGCGGAGGCAAGGAAGACAAGGGAGTGAATGTCAAGGTGGATGTCGGAGATGTTCTTCTTGATGGCGACGTTGTTGGCAAATTTGTCAAAAAGACGATGGGCGAAGTAGCCCGCGATAGCGTACGCGGAACAGCATAAGGAGATAAACAATGGCAGATGAACCAAATCCCGGATATTTTAACGTACATAAATATGCAGACCAAGGCGCCGATGGCGCAACTGCATCCGATGTCTCCTATGTGTCACCTTCAGATGTTATGGCCGATGCTAGCTCAGGCCAAGCCCTCATAGTTTCTTTTAGACATGAGCCTTCTCGGACAAGTGTCTTTTTCAAGGCATTTATAACGACCTTAAACGAATCATATAACAGCGACTGGACCGAAGAAGCAGTTTTCGGAAGAACAGACCCAATTCAGCTTTTTAAACAAACCACACGTCGTATATCACTATCTTTGAAAGTCCCAGCAGAGACTATTGGCGAAGCATACGATAACCTGGGAAGGATCTCCTCGTTAACTCAATTTTTATACCCCAATTATACGCAGGTGGGAACAGCGCAATCGATTGCTCAAGGGCCAGTTGTTCGCTTGAAGGTAATGAACCTCATTCAAAACGCTGCGAACTCGGCGCCACCACCGCCGGATTCTGGCGGCGACAAGCCGGCCCCAAATGCGGCGTTTAAGAGCTATAAGTCGAGCGCTGATTCTGCGCAGGGTCTTATGGGAGTTATAACAAGTTTAAGCATCAATCACAATCTTGAGATGCCAGACATAGGAATATTTACTCACGCGACAAATACGATTTTCTCAAGCATGATAGAGATTAGCTTAGATTTTACAGTCTTGCATGAGAATCGTCTAGGTTGGACGAAAACAAAATTTGATCAGCCACTTTTCCCTTACGGCGTGTCGCCCATGTCTGTTGAGGGAGAAGACGCAGTCCGCGTAGGCCAAGCCAAAGAGGGGGTTCCCGAAAAGGATCCCAAAACGGAACAACAACGCCTTGCTGCTCTTAAGAGATATGCAACTTTGGGCGGAAAAGCACGCATGAAGAAGGATCTGATTTGGCTGAACAAAATGTCCGCGAAGGATCCGGGCGATCTTTCAGCCCAACAAAAAGCCAACATGGCACACTTAAGTGAAACCCTGCAAGGCGCCGGGTTCCACGAAGGTCAGCTCGAGGGCGGCTTCAACACGACTACCGCTGAAGGTAGAAGACAGGCCAGACAAGCCGCCGCCGGCAAACATGAAGAGATGATTGATTCACGATAAGGAAACACACAGATGGGAAGATACAACTCAGAAACTCCTGTAGTAAATGACAGTGAATATTATGATTTTTTGATGAAAAAGCGCGGAGTTAAAAAACTAACGCACTTCGGCACCCCTGTGCTTTATAACCCAGATATAATTGATCGAGCGATGATGCCCACCGACCCGCTTATTTGGTCATATGGCGATCACTTCTATAAGATCGCCAATCAATATTACGGAAACCCTCGTTTTTGGTGGGTAATTGCGTGGTATAATGGATTTCCCACCGAAGCCGACATCAAATTGGGTGATTATATAGACATACCGGTAAATTTAGAAGACGCATTGTTGGCATTAGGGCTGTAAAATGGCATGCGTACTTAATAATCTTCCGATTGACACAGAAAAGGTAAAGCAATGGCTTACCGATAACTGCGAGAAAGTTGTGAGTACCACTGAGGCAGTCAATGAGGCCCTGGCCATGGTTAACCTGCATCACGGCCATGCCAAGGCCATCCCCGTCTCCGGTGGAGGCATGTACCACGGCGGCTACTACGCGCTGAGTTCCGACTGGTCTCCCGCGGGATC